TCATACCCTCAGCTGCCTTTTTAACTTCATCTGAAGCATTTGGCATATCACCTTTTTTGTATGCATAAACCATACCCATAAATCTTTGTTGACTTTTAGATAATGCCTTTTCATCAAGATTTTCACCCTCTAATTCATTTGACAAATATAAATCTCTATAATCAACAGGAGATTTAACACCCTTTGGCAATGCCATATTTTTAGGATTTTTAGGTGTTTTTGGTATTTTTACTTTTTCATTTAAAGAAGAAGTTTCTTTTACTTCTTCTTCTTGGACTTTTTTACGCAGTTTGGATACCTCTTACCAAACATTGTTTTCATTCCTTTCTTTTCATAACCTGCCCAACACTTCTCATCTAAAGTTGATCTCCAATCATAATATCCTTCCATCTTTGTTTGCTTTTCACCTCTTGCTATTTTAGTAAGGTTTCTTACCTTACCACCTTTTGTAAGTTCTAAGGTATGTCCACCTTTACTATCTTGATAAGGAACATCTTTCTTAACAAAGTCCCTAACATTTTTTTTATCATCTGCAGTCAATCCTGTCATATGTTTGGATTTATCTTGGGTAACAAGTGATGGAAAATCACGTTTTTGTATCTTTGATTTATCCTTAAGTGCACCGACACCCTTGAAATTTGGATTGCTAGGCATCAACTTACCATCCATCTCATTTATTTCATATTCAACTGACTCTGATTTATTACCCCAGTTTGCAGCACCTACCTTACGACACTTAACTAATGCACCTGATGCATATGCACTTGGCCAGACTGAATATCTTGATTTGACTTTATGATAGCAAGCATCTTTAGTTCCACTTCCTTTACCTTTCTTATCTTTAACTTCTGTAAGATCTATCTCTGTCTCCTCTGTATCTTCTAAAATAATGTCTCCCACTTCTACACCGTTTTCTGCAAACCATCCACGATTAACTTCAATTGCATATCTTACGTTACCATCAGGATATACTGGAATTGGATTCATTGGATCTAATTCTTTGATGCTTTCAATAATACCCTCTTCGTTTATAAACGCAATATCAAGAGGTATAAATGTATTCTTCATATGAAATGAATGACTGTCAGTATTTTCAAATACGAAGAGCATACCACGATCTTTTTCCAAACTTTCACGGAACATTAGACCTAATCTAAATTCTCCATCATTTTGTGGAACTTCAAGTTGAAGTGGTAGTGAAATAAATTCTTCCTTCATTTTCTTTTTCTTTTTAGGTTTGTCAGTTGAAACATATGTTGGTTTTGCAGCACCAGATTTAGATTGCTGATTTGGGTCTGCTTTTTTCTTTCTTCTTGCTGCTGATAATCTCTCTTTCTTGCTCATACTTGCTCTCTTTGCAGAAGAAACACATTTAGGTGTTCCCTCACCTGGTTCATCGCTTGCACAAGTTCCACCTGTGACCACGTTGACCCATCCACCTTTACCGTCCTTGGATTTAGAACCCTTGAACCATTTGTGAAGTGAACCTTCATTCATACTCTTAGGTTTTTTACCTTTTTTCTTCATATCAATTGCAATCGCTGCTTGTTGTGCTGCGTTTGCTGCTTCTTTTACATCTTTACCATCAAGATAATCTGCAGCAGTATCTAAGTAATCAGATGCTTTAGTTATCTTTGATTGTACCCACGCTTTGAAGTTTTCTTTCTTACGTGAATGCTTTTCAATACGTTTAGAAGCTCTACTTGCAGTTTTCAATTGACTACGAATCATTTCTGGTTCGTGATCACCATGCTTCTCCTCATTCATTTTCTTAGTCTTTTTCTTCATTGAATTAATAAACTTTCGATAAACTGCAGCTTCAGAAGTTTTACCCATCACTCTTGCTCTTTGCTCCATAGCAATTGCTGCTTGAATTTTATGAGCATGTGATCTACTTGATTTCCTAATTTTTGCCACACTCGCTTTCGCTGTTGCGACATCCTTAAAACCAAGTCCATGAATAGTTCCTTTAGGATCTTCATCAGTATATAAATCAGAATGTTTTTTTGATTTTGCAGGTTGTCCTGCTTTTCTTGGGATACGAGGATTCGATCCCTCTGAAACTAAAAATCCATCTTCACGAACTTTATATCCATCAGGGATGGGTTTACACTTTTTGTCAGTGTTGCAATAGTATTGTCCCTTTTTACAGGAAGTTTTTCCCATCTACAGACTATTCAGAGCTATTATTATTTAGCATTCCGTCTTTTAACATCTTTTGTAACTCTGCAGTGCTACCAACAAATAAAGCATTGTTAGTTACGTTACCTTGAGTTTTTGAATTATCCTCTTCAATGTCTTTAATCTTTTTATGCAAATCTGCTAACTTATCAGTTGTATCTGCTACTGATTTGATAAGTTGTCCTGCAACTTCATATGCTCTTGGACTTGCAGTTTCTCCTGCAACTTCCATAATACCATTGATCGCTTCTTGTCCTTTTTCAATTAATGAATATAAATTACCTCTTGTATAATCATAATCTTTATTTACATCAGTTGGTTTTATTACATCCTCTGTTTTCACAATAGAGTCAACCTCAACACTATCATCTGTGTTGAAAGTATCATTCAGAGAATCATAACCTTTTGCCATTAGATGTCTACCTTCCTTGTAGGACTAAATTCTTTTGCATCGCCAAAGAATGAACTTGTTTCTGTAAATCCAAAATCGTCACCTGGTTCGATTAATGCATCATCTTGAGTATCTATAACATTATCTTCGTTATAATCCTTCTTCGCTTTTGGAACAACAGTATATCTTTGTACTCTTGATGCTGTTCGTGTATTTGTATTTGAATAGTAATCCAACTGAACTTTTTTAATGAGACCTTCTGGAGTATCTGCAATGTGATTGAAGAAGAAAGTCTTAGCAGTAAATGATAATGTGTATATTAATGCTCTTCGAGTAACAAAATCTCCCTCATAATCATCTGATTGTGCTATGTTTTGTAGCACCATTGGAATATCTCTTTTCTCTCCAATAGATTGTACTAAATCAATTGATATATTAAAGGCAGGTTGAAAAAATGGTAATATTTGTTCTAATATTTGCAATCCGTCATCTTGAAGTTTTACTAAAATATTTAAGTCAAAACCTAGATTATAAGGTACAGGCATAAAGACCTTTTTCATCTTATCGTTATTCAAATCTTTTGCTTTAAATGTTTGTGTTATACCTGCTTTTCTTGTTGAGTCATATGATATATTTGTAATCTCAAAAGACATTCTAGGTAATGTAATTTGAGTTGCTTTATTTAATTCTGCTTGCTGTGTTATCCTTGCTAAAAACTTTTGTCTAGGACCGTATGCTATTGGAACTTTTATTTCAGATATAACATTTCCTGCTCCATCATCATGACGCACATGAATATCATTAAACAGTGTGCCAAATGCAATAACTGTTTTTCTTACAATTTCGTGATAAAAATAATTACCTAACATTAGAAACTACCAAATGGATTTGATTCAGAGAAGTCAATTAACAAGTCTGCTTCTGACTCAAATATATCGCCTTCATTATATTTATCGGTGCTGTCATCCTTGTCGTAAATAGAAACACTAAACAATGCACCAGATGTAAGTCCTTTAATGTCTTCTCCTTTAAAGAATCCTGTTGTTGTAGTGCCAATTCCAACATTGCTAATTGATAATATACCAGTATCTGCATCCCAATTTTTGACTCTTGCTTGAGTTCCTGAACGCATTCCTTGAACAACTTCATTAAATTGATATGTTCCAACTCCACTAATTGTTTCTGGATTTGCAATAGTAACTGTTGGAGCTGATGTGTATCCTTTACCAGCGTTCTTAACAAATATTGAATTAACACGATTAAATCCATTACCAGCATCACCTATTGATGCAATACCAACAGCACGATCACTAGCAATACCTGCTTGTGGATTAGCAACAGTAACGACTGGAACAGTTCCAAAACCAATACCATTATCAGTCATAGTAAATCTTATTACACCTCTCGAAGATGTTTCAATTGAACAAGTTGCTGCAGCACCAGTTCCACCTCCTCCTGATATTGTAATTGAGGGTGGAGATGTATAATTAGCACCTGCATTCGTTATTAATATTTTTTCGACGGATGTTACGTTTGCTCTAGTTGTTGTAAATGCAACTGCAGAAGCGTTATCTCCTGTTTGACCACTAGGAGAAGTGCTAATTGAAACAACTGGAGTTCCTGTAAATCCAGAACCATCATTATTTAAAAA